GAGATGAAAGTCAAAAAGCGAGACTACAAGAAGGAATATGCTAAGTACGGAAAAGGCGGTAAAGCCAAGAAGTACAGGGCTATCCTGAACCGCATCAACCGCCGCAAGGGGACTTACGGCAATGGCGATGGTCTCGACGAAGCCCATGTAGGGTCATCTGACAAGACTGCACCTCAGCCTGAATCTAAGAACAGAGCAAACAATAGACCTAAGAAACGTAGAAGCAGGTGACAAAAGAGTGCCCACGTTGCAGGGAGGTAAAGTCTGAGTCCGAATACTACATTAGAAAAGACAGGAAGGGAGGCGCAAGTTTAAGCGGTTACTGCAAGGCTTGTGTCTGTCAAGAAAGAGTAGAAAGGGGGCAGATTTTTAAACAGAAATGCGTTGACTACAAAGGAGGGAAATGCGAAAGGTGCGGATACAGCGCCCACAACTGCGCCCTAGACTTTCATCACAACGACCCTGAAGAGAAAGATTTTGGAATTGGATATCAGCGCAGAACTAAGTTTGATGATAAAATTATGGCAGAATTAGACAAATGTTCTTTACTTTGCTCTAACTGCCACAGAGAAAAACATGCGGGAGTATTCTAACAAATGCGCGAGTAGCATAACTGGATAATGCCCAAACCTTCTAAGTTTGTTATTGGGGGTTCGAGTCCCTCCTCGCGTACATAATTTAATGAAATGGCAAAGACACAAGTAGGCACTTACACTGCAAAGACTGTTAGAAGAAAAGGCGTCCACGCCAAGACAAAGCAGTCTAAGAACAAAAATTCAAAGAAATACAAGAAGCCTTACGCTTCACAAGGACGTTAATTATGGCTGAATACATTTGCAAGTGTGAAGAAAAGCACGAAGACTCTAAAAGCGGCGTTTCTATCAAGTTTGGCAACGAAGGAGCTTATCACGACATCAAGTGTCCATGCGGCAAGTACATGGATCTAAAGAATCCAAAGTCTGGCGCTCCTAGCTTTAGAAGCAACAGGTATGGACAAGTCTACTGATGTTCAGGACGTTGTCGCAATTTGCCCCAACGGTACGAAGGGTGAAGTTCTTGAACTCGGTGGCCTACTCATTGCACTTCCCGCTCAGCCTCCCGAAGAAGAAATTTTTGGACATGAAAAGCCAAACGACCTGCAGCTGTGGGAAAGGCTTTCTATGCCTCAGGAGTTGTCTAGGATTAAGTCTATGGATGAGTGGTTCGAGACGCCCAGGGAGTTTCGACAAAAGTTTTCTCCGTATATCGAAGAGGAGTTTCGCCGCAGGCGTGAAGGCTTTTGGTTTTTCAATGCAGGTGAGCCTACATATATTACGGGCAGGCACTACATGATGCTCCAGTGGACCCGAATGGACATCGGGTATCCAGACTATTTAAACTTCCAAAGAGAAATTTTCTTACATTTGTGTGCGTGTGAGGCGGACCCACGCTGCATAGGGCAGCTGTACACCAAGTGCAGGCGTAGCGGATACACGAATATCTGCTCGTCTGTTCTTCTCGACGAAGCCACACAAGTCAAAGACAAGCTTCTGGGGATACAGTCAAAGACTGGTAAGGACGCTCAGGAGAATATATTCATGAAGAAGGTCGTGCAGATGTTCAGGCACTATCCCTTTTTCTTTAAACCTATTCAGGATGGAACGACCAATCCGCGCATGGAGCTGGCTTTTCGCGAGCCGTCTAAGAGAATCACGAAGAACAATAAGACTACGCAGAAGGGCGAGGCTCTTAATACGGTCATAAACTGGAAGAACACCACCAACAACGCATACGACGGTGAAAAGCTTCATCTGTTGTATCTAGATGAGGCTGGCAAGTGGGAGAAACCTACGGACATCAGAGATGCCTGGAGGATACAAAGAACCTGCTTGATTGTTGGTAGGAAGATTATAGGGAAGGCCATGGTGGGGAGTACAGTAAACCCCATGGACAAAGGTGGCAAGGAGTACAAAGATCTTTGGAGAGACTCAGATCCCAACGAGAGAAACAAAAACGGGAGGACCAGGAGTGGCCTGTACAGGCTGTTTATACCTGCCTACGACTCTCTAGAGGGTTTTTTTGACAAGCACGGGAGAGCCATTCAATCTGATCCAGAGGAAGTTGTTGCTGGCCTTGACGGGGAGGATATTGTCTTTGGGGCAAGGACTTACCTTAAGAATGAAAGAGAAAACCTCAAGAATGATGCCTCTGAGCTCAACGAGGTTATTAGGCAGTTCCCGTTCACAGAGGATGAAGCCTTTAGAGATAGCATTGATGGCAGTCTATTTAATGTAGGACACATCTATGAGCAGATTCAGTACAATGATGAACTGTTTCCAAACCCAATCGTAAGAGGCAACTTTGTTTGGAAAGGAGGGGTTCAGGACACCGAGGTTGTATTTAAGCCTGATGCCAACGGCAGGTTTAGAATAGCATGGATGCCTCCAGTAGAGCTGAGAAATCAAAAGAAGTTTGAAAGAAACAAACGCATTGCACCTAATGCAGAGCTGGGGGTAGGCGGGGTTGACTCTTACGACCTTGACGCCACCGTCGATGGACGGGGGTCTAAGGGGGCACTACACCTTTACAACAAGTTTCACATGCAACACCCTGCGAACATGTTTGTATTGGAGTATGCGTCCCGTCCGCCTTTGGCTAAAATATTTTATGAAGACTGCTTGATGGCTGCCGTTTTCTACGGTTACCCACTCTTAATTGAAAACAATAAGTACGGCATTGCAAGACACTTTGAGTCAAGAGGTTACGATGGGTACTTAATGGATAGGCCTCGCCACTTGATGAGCGCAAATGCTAAGGTGAATGTAAAAACCAAAGGCATACCTTCAAACTCTCAAGACGTCATACAAGCTCATGCTCACGCCATTGAGGAATATATACACAACAACGTTGGAGTTAACAGAGAAACTGGTGACTACGGCAAGATGTATTTCAACAGAACTCTAGAAGATTGGATTGGATTTAAAATCAACGATCGAACTAAGTTTGACCTTACCATTAGTTCTGGATTGTGTCTTCTTGCCTCACAAAAAGCAAGGGTAAAAAAGAAAGAATCTAAGTTTGATGAAAGGCGTTTTTTCCGCAGATATGAGGTACGCGGATGATTTGTTATATTTGCACTAAATCAGCTGTAAATGTACAATAAAGAGAACTCTAAGTCTGGTTTCCCAGATCCTCTTGCTAGTTCTGTAGAGAAACAAGACAAGAGCTACGGGCTGCAATATGCAAAAGCCATTGAGGGGCAGTGGGGCAAAATGACCGACAAGAGTTCTTTGTATGGTAGCAGAAACGAGATATTTAAAAGAAATAGGCACTACGCCAACGGTACTCAGGATACTACCATATACAAGAAGCTTTTGACTTCTTTGAATCCAAATGATGGAGAGGGTAGTTTGTTGAACTTGGATTACACTCCAGTTCCTATTCTGCCAAAATTTGTGCGTATTGTAGTCAATAAGATTCTTTCTCGCAATCCATACCCCAACCTTGAGGCTGTTGATCCACTCTCTTCTTCTGAGAAGAACAAACAAAAGCAAAGACTAAGAACTCAAGTAGCTTTAAAAAAAGATCTTCAAAACTTAAAGCAGCAAACTGGGGGGTTGGTTTTAGATGTAGATCCAGATCAGCTGCCAGATTCATTAGAAGAGGCGGACATCTTCTTGGACACAAACATAAAAACTGACGCTGAAGTTGCGGCACAGGTCGCAACAAATATGACCCTGTCATGGAACAACTTTAATGACGGCACATACAGGCGTTGTGTTAATGACCTGGCTGCGCTCGGTATGGCTGTTGTTAAAAGAAACAATGATCCTAACTATGGGATAAGCACCGAGTATGTCGATCCTGCAATGTTTATTCACGGATATACAGAGGACCCCTTTTTTGAAGACATTGTTTATGCAGGCCACATTAAAGAAATGACAGTTAGTGAGTTAAAGAGACTTGCTGGCAACGAGCTTTCTGATGATGATTTGAAAAAAATCTTGAAGGTTGCTTCAAAAAGATCAGACAAATACTCCCCCCATAACGACTACAGAAGCTACAACTCAAAGAATGATTACAGCCAGTACATGGTTCAGGTCTTGGACTTCGAGTTTATTTCTGTAGACTGCATGCACTTTCAAGAAAAGCAAAACCGCCACGGAAACGTAGGGTTTTACTATGAGGGCTTTCAGTTTAAAGAGCGTCAGGGGTCTGTTTACGAGCGCATACCACATAAGATGGAGATGCAGATGCTTTACGGAGGCACCTATGTCTTAGGCACAAACCACATAGTCAACTATGGCAAGAGTGCGAACGTCCCCAAAAACGTCCACGACTTGTCGCGGTGTAAGCTTTCATACTCTCCTGTTGCCACCAACTTGATGGACAACATGCCAAAGTCTATGGTTGATAGCTGTGTTGGGTTTGCAGATATGCTGCAGATTACTCATCTTAAGCTTCAGCAAGCTATTGCTAAGGCTAAGCCTGATGGACTTATCATTGACATTGAGGGCTTGGAGAATGTGCAGCTTGGTAAGGGGGGAGAGCTTCAACCACTAGAGCTTCATGACATTTATGAGCAGACTGGGGTCTTTTACTACAGAAGTAAAAACCCAGAGGGTGGATTTCAAAACCCTCCAGTCAGAGAGCTTGGAAACAGCATTAGAAATATCAATGAGCTTATCGGGCTGTACAATCACTACTTAAGACTCATTAGGGACACGACAGGCATCAATGAAGC